CTCTTTTTCGTCAAAAAGCGAGAGAAAAGGTCAAAGACCGCCAAAGAAAGCAAAAGAATGAAGGCAGAAAACTGGATTTTGACGTACTACCAGGGCATTAAGAACGGGACCTACACGGTGGGGCGCTGGATCAGACTGCTTTATGAGTATATCGTCGGGGCGCTGGAGCGCAAGGAGCTCTTCTTTGACCAGAAACGAGCTAATGCGGCCATAGAATGGATAGAGACTCACTGCTTCCACACAGAAGGGCCGCTTGCGCCTCAGGGGATAAAGCTCGAGGTTTGGCAGAAGGCTATGCTCTCGGCCATGTATGGGCTCGTGGACAGCAAAGGGCTGCGGCAGTACCGTGAGGTCCTTCTGGTGGTAGCCAGGAAGAACGGCAAGTCCAAGATAGCCTCGAGCACGGCAGCGTACTCATGGCGGCAGGACGGCGGGTTCGGTGCCAGGGTGTTCTGCATCGCTCCGAAGCTGGAGCAGGCCGACCTGGTATATAACGACGTGTGGGCCATGACGCAGCTTGACCCGGAATGGCAGCAGCTGAAGGACGAGCTCAGCGAGCGGGACCAGCACAACAAGAAGGTCAAGGACGACTCGATGCTTGCGCGGCACCGGCAGTCAGATCTGGCTATTCCCGGCACGAACAGCACGGTCAAGAAGATAGCCTTCAGCGCAAAGAAGTCAGACGGCTTCAACCCGAGCCTCTGCATCTGCGACGAGGTCGCGGCCTGGGAAGGAGATCCGGGGCTCAAACAATACGAGGTCATGAAGTCCGGCATGGGTGCCCGGCCAGAAGGCCAGCTGCTCAGCTGCACGACTTCAGGATATATCAACGACGGAATATATGACGAGCTGGTCAAGCGGGCCACTCGTTTTTTATTAGGCGAGAGCAAGGAAAAGCGCCTGTTGCCGTTCCTCTACATGATTGATGATTTGGAGAAGTGGAACGACATCAACGAGCTGCGGAAGAGCAACCCGAACCTCGGAGTCAGCGTCAGCGTTGACTATATGCTCGAGGAGATCGCTATTGCGGAGGGGAGCCTAAGCAAGAAGGCCGAGTTCCTGACCAAGTATTGCTGCATCAAGCAGAACAGCAGCTTGGCATGGCTCAACAGCCAGGACGTGGCCAAGTGCATCACCGCGCCGCTCAGCCTGGAAGACTTCCGGAGCAGCTATTGCGTCGGAGGCATAGATCTGAGCCGCACGACGGACCTGACGGCAGCCTGCATACTTATTCAGAAGCAGGACAAGTTATACGCCTTTTCCCAGTTCTTCCTGCCTCGGGAGAAGGTCGACGAAGCGCAGGCCAGAGATGGCGTCCCGTACCGGGCGTTCATCCAGCGCGGGCTCCTGCAGGAGAGCGGCGACAACTTCGTGGACTATCACGACTGCGAGGCATGGTTCCGGAGGCTTGTGGAAGAGTACGAGATCCTGCCGCTGAAAATCGGTTATGACCGCTACTGCGCACAGTACCTTGTCCAGGACATGAAGGCATACGGCTTTCAGATGGATGATGTCTACCAGGGCGAGAACCTTTCGCCGGTCATCGACGAGACAGAGGGAACCATCAAGGACGGCAACCTTATAATCGGCGACAACGACCTGCTGAAGATACACCTGCTCGACAGCGCGGTCAAACAGAACGCGGAAACAATGAGAAAACGCCTGGTCAAAGTATCTGCCGGCGTTCACATAGACGGCACCGCAGCTCTGCTCGATGCCATGACGGTCCGCCAGAAATGGTGGAATGAAATAGGCGAACAGTTACAGAACGGAGATTAACAGTTATGGGCCTTTTTGAAAAAATCTTTGGGAAGGCGAAGCAGCCCGCAACAATTCAGGGACCGTGGAAAACCCTGACAGCATATCAGCCGAGCTTCACTTCCTTTTCGGGGTCTCTGTATGAAAGCGAGCTCGTGCGCTCTGCGATAGATGCCAGGGCGCGCCACATCAGCAAGCTCAAGGTCGAGACGACCGGGACGGCTAAGAAGAACCTGCAGACGATCCTGAAATACAGTCCCAACGAGTTCCAGACGTGGAGCCAGTTCCTTTACAGGCTGTCGACGATCCTCGACATGCAGAACACGGCCTTCATCGTTCCGGTGTTCGGAGAATACGGTGAGATCGCCGGCTTCTATCCGGTGCTCCCGAGCAGGTGCGATCTGGTCCGCAGCGGCAACGAGCCGTGGATCAGGTACACCTTCAACAACGGCCAGGTCGCAGCCATCCGGGTGACGGAGTGCGGCATCCTGACAAAGTTCCAGTATTCGGACGACTTCTTTGGAGACGACAACCTGGCGCTGTACCGCACCATGAATCTGATCAGCATCCAGAACCAGGGCATCGAGGAAGCCATCAAGAACTCGTCGACATACCGCTTTATGGCGCAGCTGTCGAACTTCTCGAAGGCATCTGACCTGAAGAACGAGCGCGAACGCTTCACGGCCGAGAACCTCGCAAGCGATGCCAACGGCGGCGGCCTGCTCCTGTTCCCGAATACCTACACGAACATCCAGCAGATCCAGAGCAAAGCCTACACTGTCGACGCTGACCAGCAGAAGCTCATCCAGACGAACGTCTTCAACTACTACGGAGTCAACGAGAAGATCCTGCAGAACATCGCGTCAGGCGACGAGTGGTCAGCTTTCTATGAAGGCGCGGTCGAGCCTTTCGCTGTTCAGCTGTCTGAGGTCCTGTCGAAGATATGCTTCACGCAGCGGGAACGTGCGCTCGGCTCTGAAGTGATCGTGACGGCCAACAGGCTCCAGTACATGAGCAACAAGGACAAGCTGAACGTGTCGGCCCAGATGGCTGACCGCGGCCTGATGACCATTAACGAGATCCGAGATATTTGGCAACTTGCGCCGCTTCCGGACGGAGACGTCACAGTCAAGCGCGGCGAGTACAAGACGGTAGATTACACGGCAGAGGAGCCGGAGGAGGAAGACAATGCCGATCAAGAGTGACAGAGAATACAGGAGCCTGGTGTCGTTCCAGGCACAGGAGAACGAGCCCTACACTGTCAGGGGCTACGCCTCGACCTTTGAGCCTTATGTGCTCCTGAGCTTTGATGGTGTCGATTATAGCGAACGCATTGATTCGAGAGCATTCGACAATGCAGATATGAGCGATGTCATCATGCAGTACAACCACGAGGGCCGCGTGTTCGCTCGTCAGAGCAACGGCACGTTGGAGCTCTCCATCGATGCTCACGGTCTTGCAGTCAAAGCAGACCTGTCGAGCACAGCCGGCAGCCGCGACCTCTTCGAAGAGATCCGCACCGGCCTCACAACCAAGATGAGTTTTGCCTTCACGGTGGACAGCGACCACTACGAGGCTGAAACACATACGAGAGTCATTGACCGTATCGCTAAAGTCTATGACGTCTCAGCTGTCAGCATCCCTGCGAATCCGGGGACTGACATCTCAGCGCGCAGCTACTTCGACGGAGTGATCGAGGCAGAAAGAGCGGAGCGACTCGAGCGCGAAGCCAGAGAACAGAAAAAGGCAGAGATTCGAGCATTATTGAAGGAGGAGATCTAAATGGAGATCCGAGAGATGCAAATCGAAGACATCGAGACCCGGAGCGCCGAGATCGATGCCGAAATGGAAAAAGAAGGAGCAGACCTCGACGCGCTGAAGAGTGAAGCTGAACAGCTGAACGCACGCAAGGCCGAGCTCCGCGAAGCAGCCCAAGCCAAGAAGGCCGAGGCAGAACAGGCCGCCTCCAGCACCGAGGTGGTCAAGACATTTGAGGAGAGAAAAATGGAAAAGACTTTCACCCCCGACTCTGTTGAATACAGAGACGCGTATCTCAAGTCCCTGATGGGACTCCCGATGGAAGTTGAAGAGCGCGCAGCTCTGACTTCCGCAGCAAGCGTAATCCCGACCGAGACTCTGAACAAGATCTACGGCAAGCTCGAGGAGAACCCGCTCATCGGCGAGCTCGACGCACTCCACATTCCGGGATACGTATCCGTACCCAAGGCCACGACCGTCAATGACGCCTCCTGGCTCGCTGTCGCTTCCGCGTCCACCGACTCTGCTGACGCTGTCGGCTATGTCGCACTCACCGCGAAGAAGCTCATCAAGACCATCGAGATCACAGCTGACATCCAGGCTATGAGCATTCCTGCATTCCAGACCTGGCTCGTCAACAAGCTGGCTCAGAAGATGGAAGCCGCTATCTGCGCTGCAGTAGTAAACGGCGCTGGCTCCGCTACCGTTCCCCAGGGCATAGGCCAGGGCGGCATCAGCGCATCCACAGCTATTTCTTCTGCATCCATCGAAACCTTCTCCGCATTCATGGGCGGCGTAGGTACTGCATATCAGAGAACAGCAGTTTGGGTCATGAGCCCCAAGACTTTCTTCGGAAAGGTAGTTCCCCTTGCTAACGACGTCAACGGCGGCGTAGTCATGAACGGTCTGGACTACAGATTCCTCGGCCACAAGGTCGTACTCGACGCTAACGTAGATGGCTGCAAGTTCAAGAACGGAAGCACTGCTGAGACTGCGAACGCTGATCACATCATCTTCGGCTCCCTCAAGGAAGGCTATGTCTTCAACTACGGCGAAGGCATCGCTATCGAAGCTGACCAGAGCGTAGCATTCCGTAGCGGCTCCACCGTTTACAGAGCTATGGCTCTCTGCGACGGCGCTGTTGTTGACTCCGAAGCATTCGCTTGGACCACAATAGCTTAACCAGAGCGCACACACACAAAGAGGACTGAACATGAATAACGAAACACTGATCACGATTCCGAGCATGGATATGGTGCCTATGCTTTTCGCACAGTCGCTTGCCATGCTTGAGAAGCCCGGGCCGACTGGCCTGATGACACAAATCAGCTCGCTGATATATTCCGCCAGGAATACTCTCGCCAAGGGCGCGATCAAGAAGGGCTCAGCCCGGACATTTTGGCTTGACTCGGACATGGTGTTCCCGACAGGGACGCTCGTCCACATGAGCAAGGTCCTCGACGAGCTCGGGGACAAGGCCATTCTGTCTGGGCTCTACTTCCGCAGAACGCCTCCGTACACTCCGGTGATCTATGAGTATCTCGATTTTGACAGCGCCGGCAACTGCCGCTGGGACGAGTTCATAAGCATCCCGGAGGATGTGTTCGAGATCGCTGCCTGCGGCTTTGGCTGCGTGCTTGCACCGACTCAGGTGTTCAAGGACGTCTATGAGAAGTTTGGCGACATGTTCAGCCCTATTAACGGCACAGGCGAAGATCTGAGCTTCTGTTGGCGGGCAAAACAATGCGGCTGGAAGTTCTACTGCGATCCCCGGATCGTTTTAGGGCACTACGGCCGCACCGTTATCAACAGAGCCTATTGGGAGGATTATAGCGCGTACCTAAGCGCGCAGGAAGGACTGAAAGATGCCTAACACAACACCGCTCGAGAAAATCAAGCTCTCGATGCGTATCACAACTGACATGTTCGACCAGGAACTGACCGACCTTATAAGCTCGGCGCTTCTGGATCTCGGCATAGCTGGAGTGGACGGGGCACTGGTGGCAACCACAGATCCGCTGGTCCTCCGGGCCGTGACGACCTACTGCAAGATGCACTTCGGAGAGCCGGATGAGTACGACCGGCTGAAGAAGAGCTACGACGAGCAGAAGGCTCAGATGGGCACAGCTACAGGCTACACAACATGGACCGCACCGGAGGCGTAGCATGGATCGTTCAACACCTATCTACATGGTGAGCGAAAGCTACACCGCTGACCGGTACGGAGTGCTGCAGCCCACGCTGACTAAGCGCCTCGTGTATGCGAACGTCACAAGCGTGTCGCAGTCAGAGTTCTTCGAAGGATCTCGCAGCGGCCTGCGTCCTGAGTATCGCTTTATAATGTTTGGCCCGGATTACGAAGGCGAAGACATCGTCGAGTACAACGGCAAGCAGTACAGCGTCTACAGGGCATATCAGGCACGCACGGACGTCCTCGAGCTTTACGTAGAAGCCCGGAAGGGCACCGAAGAAGACGAAAATGGCGATTAACATTGGCGTAAATGAACTTCGTGACACGATCAACGGCATCCTCGAGGAATGCGGCGACGAAGCCATCGGAGCCATAGAGACTGCTACGAAGAAGACGAGCCAGAAGGTCGTCAAAGATCTCCGGAAAGGCGGAAGCTATAACGGCGGCAAAGAGTTCAACAAAGGGTGGACGGCCAAGACGGATACAACTCGGAATGGCCTTAATGCGGTGGTCTATAACAAGACAAAACCCGGACTGGCCCACCTCCTGGAGTTTGGACACGCAAAGCAGAACGGCGGACGCACCAAGGCGTTTAATTTTATAGCGCCGGTGGCCGATGCTGTCGAGGACGACTTTGTCGAGGCTTTCGAAAGGGCTATGACACAATGAAACATTCAGACATCGCTCCAATACTGGAGCAGACAAGACTGCCCGTCACGTACGGCTATTGGCCGGAAGGTCATGCACCAAAGCTGCCATACCTGGTTTGGTATCTCCCAGGCTCTGTAAACATGGCAGCTGACGACGCAGTCTATCAGCGCATCGACGACTTAAACGTAGAACTCTACACCAAGACCAAAGACTTCGCCACCGAGGCGGCCGTTGAGGCTGTCTTGGATGGCGCTGGTCTGGTCTGGGACAAGGAGGAGACCTACTTGAGCGATGAGCACATGTATGAGGTACTGTACACTATGGAGGTTATAATCAATGGCTAACAAGATTAAGTATGGCCTGTCGAAGGCATACTACGCCAAGATAACCGTCACCGGTGGCGTTGAGTCCTATGCAACCCCGGTGGCGCTTCCTGGAGCCGTTAATCTGAGCCTGTCTCCTGAAGGCGAGAACAACCCGTTCTACGCAGACAACATCATCTACTTCCAGAGCATGAGCAACAATGGCTACACCGGCACACTGGAGCTCGCACTGGTTCCGGATGACTTCAGAAAGGACATCCTTGGAGAAACTGAAGGACTTAACGGCGTCCTGGCTGAATACGCAAACGTGGAGCCGGCTGAGTTCGCTCTGCTCTTCCAGTTCGAAGGCGACGACAAGGCAACAGCTCACGCTCTCTACCGCTGCAAGGCCAGCAGGCCCGACGTAGCAAGTCAGACCAAGGAAGCAGGCGTCACTCCCGTGACCGAGACTCTGAACCTCACAGCGATGCCGAGGGTCTCCGACCACCTCACCAGAGGCAAGTGCCTGGAGTCCGCTACTGCATACACCAACTGGTTCACTGCAGTCACGCTCCCGACTTCCTAAAAAGGCAGGGACACACACATGGAAAGGATTATAAACATTGACGGGCGAGACATCCCGTTCAAAGCGACGGCGGGCACGATCAGACGCTACCGGGCACAGTTTGGCCGAGATCTTCTGCAGGACTTCCAAAGACTGCAGGAAGCTATGAGCCAAAGTCAGACCCTGACGTCCGAGCACCTCACAGTCTTCGAGAATCTGGCCTACACTATGGCCAAGCAGGCAGACCCGGAGATCCCGGCGACGCCGGACGACTGGCTGGACACCTTCGACATGTTCAGCATCTATAACGTGCTGCCGCAGCTCGTGCAGCTGTTCGGAGTAACTCTCCAGGCATCTGCCGAGCTTAAAAAAAAAGCGTAACCAAGACGGACAGGCCCCTGACGACGGGGCTCTTTCTGTTGCGGTCTGTCGAACTGGGCCTCTCGATGTCTGACTTGGACGAGCTGGACATCGGGATGGTCTTCGACATGCTTATAGAAAAATCGAACGATGCGGCCGAGGACGCCTACGACACAGAACGGCAGGCGACTCAGGCCGATTTTGATAGGTTTTAGAGATGGCATCAAACAGAATTAAAGGCATAACGATCGAGATCGGCGGCAATACTACGCAGCTGACCAAATCTCTCGAAGCCGTCGACAAACAACTAAAGGGTACCCAGGACCAGCTGAAGGACGTCAACAAGCTCCTGAAACTCGACCCGGGCAACACGGACCTCCTGAAGCAGAAACAGAAGCTCCTCGGCGACGCAGTAGGCGACACCAAGAAGCGCCTGGAAGAACTGCAGAAGGCGTACGACCAGACGAAGAAGTCCGGCGACACCAAGGAGAACCAACAGCAGCAGGATGCTCTGCAGCGTGAGATCATCGAGACCACCGAAAAGCTGAAGGACCTTGAGGGTCAGTACAAACAGTGCAACCCGACGCTCGAGGCTATCAGCTCCAAGACCGGAGCTTTGGCCGAGAAGACCAAGGGCCTGTCGACAGCTGCCGGCATAGCTGCAGGCGGCATGGTCGCGATGGCCGTGTCTGCCGGAAAGTCTGCTGACCAGCTGCTCACTGACTCCAAGGTGACAGGCTTCACGGTTGAGGAGCTGCAGAAACTGCAGTACGCTGCGGACCGTGTTGACGTGTCATACGACACCATGACCGGAAGCATCCAGAAGCTCACCAAACAGATGGCTTCGGGGAATGCGGCCTTTGATACCCTGGGCGTGTCTATAACCAACGAGGACGGGACAATGCGCAGCGCTGTCGACGTCTGGTACGAGGCCATAGCTGCTCTTGGACAGGTTCAGAACGAAACAGAACGAGACCAACTGTCTATGGAACTCTTTGGGAAGAGCGCCATGGAGATGGCGGGGATCGTTGATGATGGCGGAGCATCGCTCAAAGCCCTCGGAGACGAAGCCGAACAGACAGGCATAATACTCGGCCAGGATGCAGTCGAAGACGCGGGCAAGTTCAACGACGCGCTCGACAAAGTCAAGGCCACAGCGCAGCAGTCCTTCGCCAAAGCCGGAGCAGCGCTTGCAGAGAGTCTTCTGCCGATGCTTGAGAAGCTCATCAAGGTAGTCAGCGACGTCTTGTCATGGTTCGCCAACCTCGACGGAACGACCCAGACGGTCATCCTGGTAGTGCTTGGCCTCGTGGCTGCACTCAGCCCGCTGCTGTCTCTGATCTCAACGATAACGACAGCGCTGCCGCTGCTTTCCAGCGCGTTCGCGTTCTTGACCGGTCCCGTCGGCATAGTAATCGCAGCCGTCGCGGCTCTGATCGCCATAGGCGTGGCACTGTATAAGAACTGGGACGTCATCAAGGAAAAGGCGCAGCAGCTCTGGAGCAATATCAAGGCGACCTTCGAGAAAATCAAGGAAGCCATCATGAAGCCGATAGAAGCTGCCAAGGAGTTCGTGAAGAACACCATCGAGAAGATAAAGAAGTTCTTCGACTTCAAGATAGAGCTTCCGAAGATCAAGCTGCCGCACTTCTCAATTCAGCCTTCCGGGTGGAAACTTGGCGACCTCTTAAAAGGATCTATTCCGCATCTGGGCATCGACTGGTACGCGAAGGCGATGGACAACGGCATGATCATGAACGGCCCGACCATCTTCGGAGAGCAGAACGGACGACTGCTTGGCGGAGGCGAGGCGGGCTCCGAGGTCATAGTCGGACTCAACAGCCTCATGGGCATGATCCAGAAGGCAGTCAACAGTCAGAGCGCGGCTCGGGGCATCGAAGTGAACGTGACCATCAACGGAAATGTTGATGACTACAACGCACTGGCCGAGACCATAGGCCAGAAGCTCCAGCAGCAGCTCGCGCATGACGGGAGGGCGCTCGCATGAATGTATTAAGCATAAACGGCACACCGGTCGCGGACATCTACGTGGACGCGGCCCTGAGCTTTAACAAGCCTGAGAAGAACGTGGAGACGTTCGAGATCCCCGGAAGAAACGGTGACCTGGTCGTGGACTACGGGACCTTCAGGAACGTGGTCATCTCTTATCCGGTACTGCTGAAGAACACCTTCGCAGACGACTTCGGCACACTGGTGAGCAAGCTGGCCGTTCTTAAAGGCTACCAGAAGATAGAATGCAGCAACGACCCGAACTATTACAGGCTCGGGCGTTTTCTTGTGCCTACGGCTCCGACAGCCAAGAGACTCAACAAGGACGGCTATTTCAGCCTCAGCTTCGACTGCAAGCCTCAGAGGTTCCTCAAGAGCGGATTAGACCCGTGGGGCGGGTTTACTTACGAGGCCCTCGCAGACGAGAACAGCGTGGAGCTGATGACCGAGAACAGCGTAGTCATCGAAGGCGGCACAACGGCCCAGAGCTCGCTGACTAACCCGGCAGAGTTCGAGGCAAGGCCGCTCATCAAGGCGACAGGCTCCGGAATGATAGTCATCGGGACGCAAGTCATCACGATAACGGACATCGGCGTGGACAAGGACATCTACATCGACAGCGAGTCTATGGAGTGCTACACGCTCACAGCCGGCACGCCGGTGAACGCGGGCGGGAACGTGTCGTTCAGCATGCTGGACTTCCCGGTGCTCAATGCCGGAAGCAACGCAGTCACTCATACAATGCCGATAGAAATCATACCAAGATGGTGGAGGTTATAAGACATGGCAATTAAGGAAAGCGCACTGGCCACGGTAACTGGTACCAGTGCCAGCGACTTTGTGCGCGTAGTAACATCCGGAGGAGCGAGCAGGAAGGTCTTGGCCAAGGAGATGAAGTGCCTCGTGCTGACGAGCAGCAGCTTCAGTGCTCTGCCGCAGACAATAACTGACTCGGGCATCACAGCCGACCACGTCGTCATCAACAGCGTGCTGTCAAACCCTGCGGCGCAGACGGGCGACTGGACGGTAACGACGAGCGCAGGGAGCCTGAGCATCGCGGGGAACATCAGTGGCTCGACAACTATCACGCTTTACCTCATGAAGAAAGTATAACGCAAGGAGGAGCAAAGACATGAAGAAAATTATCTATCACTCCATAATCGGGGGGGGGGGTACTACCCAGAAAGGAGGCAGGCTCTGTAAACTGCTTGCTTCCGACAACTCCGAAAGGAGGTCAGAGGCGTAAGGGAGGTGACTCCCGTGGCTAATAGCAAAATACTCAACAATATGTCACCAAGTACTATATTTGATGAGCGAAATATCCCAACAACACCAACAAATTATGATTGTGCATGGCAAAACTTCAAATGGCTTGTTTTTGAGGAAATGCACTATAACAACGTCGTAAACTCGGTGATTGTGCCATTGGCATACTTTAATGTAACGGGTTCCGGCATGCGTATGATGATTAAAGGACAATACACCGAAACCTTGTGGATAATCTACCAAAATGGCGAGGGCCAAATAAACGCATCCGCTAATGTCGCTCAACAGTATGAAGGGATAAGGATTGTTGGTATTCGATAAGCCACACGCCGAGAACGGCATGGCAACAAGCAAAATCAGCGCAAATAATAGTGTTAGTGTAGCAACAGGCATCACGGGACTGTCCGCAAGACGGAGCGGCAACCTCGTGAAGCTGAACTTCTACGACTTCCCCGTCGGAACGACTGGAACGCTTCCCGAGGAGCTCCGACCTTACTCGTCAGCACAGAGGGCAATAGTCGCAACGGGTAACGGAGCGGCGACGGGCATCGCAAGCGTGGCGACCAACGGCAACGTGGCGGTTTCGGCGGCAAGCTCAGTTACTGGCTTCTGGTACGGGAGCATAACATACTTCACGCGCTGATACAGAGCCATCAACGAGATGGCAAGCAACACACTAAAACCTTTTGCGTTTTTCGCACCACAAAGGCTCGCCGCAACTGACGACTTGAACAGCATCACAACCGCAGGAGCATATTATGTCAAGGACTACACCATTCCTGCACATTCTCCTGCAAGTGATGCGTACAACTCGCTTATCATTGTTTTTAGGTTTGGCACGTCTTTAGTAATTCAGCTTTGGCTGTCTGTAAACAAAAGAGCTATATATATGCGAACAGCGACAGCCGACAACAACTTCGGAAACTGGGGACAGTTTACCATCACAAACGTCTAACAAATGATACCAATACTATTTCAAAACACCGAAACAACCTTCACATCGAACGGTCTGGGGCGTCTTTCCGACTGCGTCCGCTGCGTCGTCACGGAGGAGAGGAACGGCCTGCCGGAGCTCGAGCTGGATTATCCCATCGACGGGCCCCTGGCTGACAAGCTCGTCGCGGACAACATCATCTACGCAACGCACGACGATGACCGCGACCCGCAGCCGTATCAGATCTACAACGTGGAGACACCGCTGCAGGGCCTGATGACGGTCAAGGCGTGGCACATAGCCTACAATGCCCGGAATGTCATCGTGAGGCCCTTCACGGCGGTCAGCTGCGCGGACGCTCTGGCCAAGATCGCGCCGAACGCTATGACGGCGTGCCCGTACACCTTCTGGACAGACAAGGCCGTGAGCTCGCCGTTCTCTGTCAGTGTGCCCTGGGACGTCTGGAGCCTTCTGGGCGGCACGCAGGGCAGCATCCTGGACGTGTACGGCAAGGGCGAGTACGAGTTCGACAAGTGGGCCATCAAGCTCTGGCTCAACCGCGGAAGCAACCAGGGCGTCACCATACGCTATGGCAAGAACCTCACGAGCCTTAACAAGCAGATAGACGCGAGCAACGTCTATAATGCGGTGGCTCCGTTCTGGAGCGACATGGACGGCACGCAGGTCGTCTCTCTGGATCACCTCGTGGTGCGTACCGGTGAGACCGCAAAGCGTGCGCAGGTCCTCGACCTCTCCGAAGACTTCGAAGACGCGCCGACCACGGCCCAGCTCGAGGCCAAGGCCCAGAGCATCGTCGACAGCTCGACGAACTACGAGGTCAACGAGAACATCAAGGTCGAGTTCGTGCAGCTCTGGCAGACCGAGGACTACAAGGACATCGCGCCGCTCCAGAAGGTCAGGCTCTGCGACACGGTCAACATCTTCTATGCTAAGGCAGGCGTGAACGCTACGGCCAAGGTCATCAAGACCGTCTACAACACGCTCCTGGAACGCTACGACAGCATGGAACTCGGAGCTCCGAAGACGAGCCTTTCTCAGCAGATAACCGAGACCGTCGAAGAAGCTATCCTTCCGCAGGTCCCGACCAGCTCCGCGATCCAGTCGGCCATCGAGAAAGCTACCAAGCTCATCACCGGAGGCTTCGGAGGCTACGCTTCCTGGCATTATCTCGCAGACGGGACACCGAGCGAGCTCCTGTTCATGGATGCGGCCAGCGAGGCCGAGGCGGTCAACGTGGTCCGGTTCAACAAGAACGGCATAGGCTTTAGCACTACTGGAGTTAATGGCCCGTACCGCAACGCGTGGACAATAGACGGCGCACTGAATGCTGACTTCATCACAACCGGCTCGTTAATAGCTAATCTAATTACAGCGGGAGTCATCAGCGACTCCAGTGGCCTGAATAGCTGGGACCTGGACAACGGGGTGTTTAAGACAAAGCAAGGCCAAATCGGGAGCTTTTTAATCAACGCCTTAAAACTGACGTATGGCTCTGTAGAACCAGGAGCGACCGGCGGCGGCGTTGAAATTGGTCCGGTGCAGACAATTTATTCTGATGGAAACAGCAGAGTGAGGCTGACTTCGGCAGGAGCGATTAGCTTTGAGAGAAACGTCGACGGTAGCTGGGAACGGCTCTTCAGAATAGACACAACGCTCTATGATGGGAGCCCTGTTGCGCAATTCTATGCAGGCTATCATGAGGTGGCGAGGTTCGCTACTAATGGCGCAGGCGCCTCAGACTGCGATGTTTTAATATCAAACATAATGCTTGCCGGGACGGTTAGGATTCCAGTCACTGCGAAGTTTATGAGGGCTACAATGCCCTTGATGAGTAACAGCATATCGCCGGGGCAAACGTTCACGATCAACAACTATACGAACTACTCGATTCTGTTCTTTGACGCGTATGTTTATAACAACAGCGATACTCGGTACAATGGCCGGACGACAATGGCATTAACAGTGGATCAAATTAACGAGCAAGGCACCGGAGAGTTCACATACACAATGGGAAACAGCCTCGGCACTTGCATGTTCTCATTAGACAGAAGCGGGACGACGCTGACTTTTAAGCAATTGTCCGGCACTGGGTATGTTGTAAAGATCAAAGGATTCTAAGGAGGGCCGACATGGAGACAGACATCATAGTGGCCCTGATCGGCTTCGCTGGGATCATCGGGGCGCAGGTCATCATCTCAAAGAGGACGAACAAGGACATCCTCTCGAAGATCGAGAAACAAAGCGAACTGTCGGACGCGAAGCTCGACGCTAAAATCGAAAAGCATCAGGCCGTTACGGACACCAAGCTCGAGGAGCTGACCCGCGAGGTCCGAGAGCACAACAACTTCGCACGCCGGATGCCGGTCCTCGAGGAGCAGATTAAGGTGGCAAACCACCGCATAGAAGACCTCGAGCGAAAAAAAGGCGCATAGCTTCAACGACAAGGCCGAAAATCGCCTATTTGAGCGACTTTTTATAGCAAGGTCGATATATTTATCGACGGAGGAAAAGACAATGAAAAGAGATTGGAAAAAGTGGTTTATAGCTGCAGGCATCCGAGCAGTCCGCACCGTGGCGCAGGCCGCGATCGCGACCATCGGAGCCTCCGCAGTTCTTTCTGAGGTCAACTGGGTCATGGTATGCAGCTCCGCGTTGCTGGCGGGCATCCTCTCCCTGCTGACCTCACTGGCCGGACTTCCGGAGCTTCCCGAAGAGGAGGAGTGACATGGCCGTTATAATTGGATCCGCACGCGGAGACGAGCGCGGACGCATCACCGGCGGACAGGCCGGAGACCAGACCGGGCGCGAAGTCGCCACCGAGACCTGGTACAAGGCATCCGGAGGCTGGCGCGTACTCCGGGCCAAAGATCCTGCAGCGGCCGAGCGCATCGCTTGGGATATGCAGGCGGCGTGTGACAACAACAAGATCGGCTACGATCAGAGCGAGAACCAGACGCTCTGGTACGAGGTCAGGTCGCTCGGCTTCGACTGCTCCAAGGTCACGCAGCCGTGCGAGACCGACTGCAGCCAGCTCGTGAGGGTCTGCGTCAACTACGCAGGCATCCCGGCCGGGTACTTCTACACCGGAGACGAGGCGGCAGTCCTGCTCTCGACGGGTGCGTTCATAGAGCTCACCGACAAGGCGTACCAGAACTACAGCGACCGGCTCAGGCGCGGCGACATCCTGGTCACGAAGAAGAAGGGCCACACCGTGGTCGTACTGACCGACGGGCCGAAGGCATACGTCTGGGGCTCCGACATGACGATCGCGGCGCAGCGCTTCTACAAGACGCCGGTGGACGGCGAGGTTTGGGGACAGTACACCTTCAATAAGAAGTACCTCCCGAACGCAGCCGACGGCTGGAAGTGGTCGTTGTTCTCTCCGAAGGGGAGCGCGCTCATCAAGGCGATGCAGAAGGACCTCGCGAACGCGGGCTTTTATAAGGACGACCTCGACGGCATAGCCGGCAAGAACTTCGTCCGGGGGCTGCAGCTGTTCCTCAATACGATGTACCCAGAGGACCCGCTCAACGTGGACGGAGTCATGGGTGCAGCGACCTGCAAAAGGCTCGGCAGATTTTTCGGGCTATAAATACTGGCGACAAGGCTAATGCTTTGAAGCATCCTTTTTGTGTGGGGCCGTCTCCGAGAGGGGGCGGCTTTTTTTAGTGCGGAAAACGAGAAAATGAGCACAAAAAAAGTGCAGAAAAAGTGCAGTTTTTGCTCAAAAAGTGCAGAAAAGACCGAAAACGAACACAAAAGAACATCAAAGAAACGCAAAGAGGGCGAAGCCGAAACCCCTTGAAAAATCAACAAAAAACCCGCTTTCCGTTGGTATTTCAACGGTTGCGGGTTTGGTGGAGCATAGGGGATTCGAACCCCTATAAAAGCCAGTATTTTCAACGGTTTGCGGCTTTGTGTGCAGTGAAATTGTGCAGTTTTGTGCAGAAAAAATCGTCGATGGCCGCATCCACACGCTGCCGCTCGGAGCTGAACGTGTGCTCGTAGACAGCCTTCATCGTATGAGGAGTCGACCAGCCGCCGCGCTCCATCGCATACTTCTCCGGCACGTTCAGAGCGAGCATAACCGAGGCGTTCATGTGACGCAGCTGGTGGAAGGTCATGCCGGGGAGGATCTTCAGCAGCTTCCGGCGCACCGTGTACTCCGGGAGCGGGCAGAGGTACCCGTCGAACGAATTACCCTTCAGGTAATCTCGGAAGCCCGTCTGCTTGTTTATTAGCTGCATGATGTACTCCGGGCAGGCGAGCACGCGGTTGCGAGTGCGGACCTTCGCGTTCTTCTTTTCGACCGGGTGGCCGTCTACGTCAACCACGACCTGGTCGATATAGATGCAGCCGTTCCGAATGGACGAATACTTCAGGCCGCGCACCTCGGACATGGACAGCGACAGCCAGAGCGCAAGCATGCAGGGCAGCTCGATCTCGGAGCCGATGATCTTGTCGAGCACAAAGTCGACTTCCGGCAGCTCGAGGAACCTCGGAGCGCTCTCCGGGAGCCTCACAGTATATACCTTGCCATAGAAAGCCCTCACAGAGGCGCTGACGAGCCCGTAGGCGTTCCGAATACTCTTTGCCGATACATTATGCCCTCGGCGGCTTTTGCGTCTCAAATCGGCGTTTATGGCCTTCTGGAGGGTCTCGCTGTTTAGGGCCTCGACCGGCACGTCCATGATGCTCTGGAACATGGTCCGGCGTATTTTACGGTACCCGGCCAACGTGGTCGGGCTGAGCGTCTCGCTGCTCTCGATATACCGGTCTATGCACTGGCCGAGGGTCTCGCCGGGCTTTGTGGGTACATCGTCCGGCAGGCCCGCAAGCCTCACCTGGGCCACACGGTCCAGGCACTCCCTTTTTGTCGGCGCGGTCACGGAGACCCGGACCGGCTTGCCATCGCGCTCGCCAAGGTAAACCTGCGCGCGCCATTTTCCGCTTTTAGTTTTCTTTGGGGTCATTTTTTCTCACCTTTTGTTGCTTTGAGATAGGCCAGATACCTGGCGGCCTGTTGGATCTCTTCTTCAGTGGCGTCCTGGGCCTCGATCAGAAGCGGGCGCATTTTGTGTTCTATCAGGATCGCGTCCGGAGTCTTGCTCCCGAGCAGCTGGCTCCTGGTGCAGTTCAGCAGCTGGCATAGCATATCGACCTTCCTCATCCTGGGCGACGTTTTTCCGGCGCACCAGAGGGAGACGGCAGACTCGCTAACATCCAGCGCTTTTGCGACGTCTACTTGCGACAGTCCGCGCAGATTTATCAGCCGGACAAGATTTTCCGCGAAAGTTTTGTTGATCTCCTGTTCTGTCATGTCATTATTCCTCCCACTTCGTATTGTAATGCCAAAACTAAAGAAAAGCAATAAAAACTTGAGAAAAATTAAAGTTTTGTGTTGACTTGAGTAAAACTCAAGCGTATACTATGAAGCGTAAGGGGCATACGGCCCCGGAGTTGAACAGGAGAAACAAGATGAACGAGTACGAAATAAGAGTAAACAACGCGGTAATGCATAGCACCGCTCTGAATGAATGGTCCGCCATGAAGGACCTCTGCATCTTTGAACACATAGGCGACATCATCGAGTTCGTCAGAACCACAGAGCCTGAAGAAAGGAACTTCGGATGGATCTACCAGGTGCAGCTGAACGGAGCCATCACGCTGGCATACGTAAAGCGCGTAAAGTAAAGACAAGTAACCGGGCCCGGCGGTTATTCCGGGCAGGAGAAAGGAGGACACATGACAGTCACACTAAAAGCGGCGAGGGTCAACATTGGCCTGACGCAGGAGGAGCTGGCCAAGGAGGTCGGCGTATCTCCGGTCACGATCTGGAAATGGGAAACCGGCAAAGCGGAACCGAGACTCAGCCAGGCTAAAAGGCTTTGCGACATCTGCAAAGTAAGTATCGACGATATTTTTATGCCCGAGGCTTGAGTTTAACTCAAGAAAGGAGAGAGAAACGCGTGGAAAAACCTATTTTGACAGTCGCAGAGGTGCAGGAAATGCTCGGTGGATGTGGCCGAGAGTTCGCACTGTACTGCATGGAGCAGAGTGGCTGCATGCTCCCGAGGAGGGGCAAGGGCAGCAAGTACCTGGTCCGGAGAGAAGCATTTGAACAGTGGTTAGGGGGTGCAAAAGCATGAAGAAGGAAACAAAGACACAGAAGCTCGTGGGCGCTCTGATCTGGGGCGCGTTCTGGGTCGCAGTCAGCCTGGCGTTCCTGCTGAACCTTTAGGAGGCGCAGGATGCAAGTCAGGATAATCACACATGACGGCGAGCACTGGATATTCGACGACCCGCAGGAGGTCGCGTTCCTCACCAACGAGGGCATCGAGTTCCAGTGCGACGCAGAAGAAAACGAAATGCGGGCTTTCCGCTACAAGAACCCAAACAACACACAGGAGGATTAGAAAATGACAGACGAAAGAAAGAAACTGATCGAGGGCCAGATTATGGCGCACCTGATCGCGCTCAGAGACACGTGCAAGAACTGGGACCTGCTTGAGAAGGAGCAGATACTGAGCGTGAGCATCCACGACGACTACATCAGCGCCTTCGTGCTGACGGATGACGACGAGTTTCTGGTCGGGATCAGTCAGCTCATCGTGACGGGAGGTGAATAGCTATGGCAGTTCCCGTTTTAATCATGGGCCGCTCCGGAAGCGGCAAGACATACAGCATCAAGAACTTCAAGCCGGACGAGGTCGGCGTCATCAGCGTCGAAAAGGGCCGCCTGCCGTTCAAGAGCGACATCAAGGTCGTCCGCATCCCGGAGAGCCTCGAAGCAGAAGCACAGACCGCTGCGCAGCTGAACGCGGCACGCTATGCGTGGATCCAAATGGCCGTCAAGACCTCGAAGGTCAAGAGCGTGGTCATAGATGACAGTCAGTACCTGCTCGTCAACGAGCTCTTCGACAGAGCCAAGGAAAAGGGCTACGAGAAGTACGTGGACATGGCGGCCAACTTCCGCGCGCTGGTCCACAGCATCAACAAGCTGCCGGAGGACGACAAAATCGTCTACTTCCTGCACCACACCGAGACAGACGACAGCGGACGCCAGAAGGCCAAGACCATCGGCCGGATGCTCGACGAGAAGCTGGTGCTCGAGGGCTGCTTCGACATCGTCCTCTACTGCGAGGACCAGAAGTTCTACACACAGGCCAACGGTCAGAGCTCGGCCAAGTCTCCGGAGGGGCTCTTCGAGTCCGTGGAGATACCCAACGACCTCAAGATGGTCGACCTTGCTATCCGTGACTACTATGGCCTGCAGCCGAAGAAGGAGGGAAAGTGATGGACATTGCGAACCAGGACATTAGAACAAAGGTCGCAGAAAGCGGCGTGCGTTTATATCAAGTTGCGCATGCAATCGGTTATAGCGAGGCAAACTTTAGCAAAATGCTTCGTTTTGAACTGCCGGAAGACAGAAAAGCCTTAATCTTTGAGGCTATCTCGGCAATAGCTGAAGGCAAACCTTTTGATAAAAAGATGCGCAAGCTGCCGCATGGAAAAGCACCTGCAGCGGTAGTATCTCGGTTAGGCGACCCGTCAGGAGTCAAGGCTCTTTTAGACACCTATAAGATGCTGGTCAACGACTTTGTTTGTGACGATGGCGCGATTGGCAGATGGGTCTCGGAAAAGTTCCTTGCTAAATATATTTATCCCGAGATTGAAATGCTACGTCTGACAATTCTCAACCTTTGTGGCTTTAAATGCAGTAACGATCATGAGATCCCGGATGCCTTGTATGATATGTGCCAGTTCGACAGCCGAGAAGATATTCTTAAAGCAATCAAGGAGGTCGTGTGATGGCAGAAATTGAGTGCCGCTACTACCGGCCAATGTGTACGCGCGAATATCTCGTTAAATGTAATCATCCTGAAGCTGATAGCTTTTATGCTGACTGCGATTACTACACAGAAGACCCAAGTGACAAGCGTATCAACCCTCGGTGTAAATACCTTTATTGGGACAAAGTGACCTTTGAAAAACCCGCAAAAAGCTATCGTTGGGACATGTTCGGACTAAAAATCGGTCGCGAGTTTATTCCGATAGACAGCATCGAATATTTACGCATTGGAACCCAAGAAGAAATAACAAAGGAGGCCAAGTGATGATCAAGTGGGTAAGGTTCGACACAGTCGAAAACGAAGAAGGGACGACGATCACATACATAAGCGATGACACTCCGTTCGGTATTGAGAGCCGGAAGAGGCACATCCCGCACGCAAACCGTGGCGGCTATTGGGACCACACGACCTACGTGGTGACGTGCCGGGGCTTCGATGTCAAGACGTTCAATTCGCTGAAGGATGCAAAGGAATGGGTGGAAGGAGCGAAGAAGTAATGACAGATACTAAGAAAGACCCTCGTCCCATGACGGACGGCGAAATCGTGGCCGAGTACAAGCAGGCCAAGTCACCAATGAAGCAGATAAGCATACTGGCCGACCAGAACGTCTGCAGCCGCGAGGAGATCATTGAAGTGCTGAGACAGGCGAACGTGGAGCTTCCGAAGATCTACAGGAAGGAAGCCAAGCCGCAGGCCGAGAAGGCTCCGGAGATCCCGAAGGCAGCGCCGGCACCGAAGGCTTACGCGCTCGAGGAGCTCAAGGCCATAGCTCTGGATCTGATAGGCGAGCTCGTACTGGCCGAAGCGTCCGACTACTTCGCGGAGCAGGTTCGGGGCATATTCCAGCTCATCAAGGAGGTCGAGAAGCGTGAAGAACGAAATTAGAGTATTCATCAAGCAGCCCGGCTCGGCCTTCTACGAGGCATACATCGAGAACGAGCTCGAAGCGTTCCAGGCTGCTGTCGGCGGGTACATCGAGTTCGTACCCATAGGCAGCCCGAGCAACAGGGACATCGGCATCCTGGCTGACGAGGAAGGCATCATCAAGGGCAGAGAGTACAACTGCGACATCTGCGGCATCAGGCTCTTCGGCACCATCGTGCTCGTCGGAGTCAAGGGCGAGGACTTCGCGGACTTCCCGTTCGACATCGATTTTTTACAGCGCATCACAAACATGGAGGACTAACACATGAAACCAGTTAAAGGCTACAACGCAGCACAGGCTTCCGGAGACTTCGAGAGGCTCCCGGCAGGCGGATATATTATCAAGATCACAGGCGTGCAGGACAACGATGACAAACAGTACCTGCGCATCGTCTACGACATCGCGGAAGGCCCGGAGAAGGGTCGCTACGCTAACGAGACCCCGGACAACGACTACAGGCACAGCTTTGTGCGTTCCTACAAGGAAAAGGCCCTCGGAATGTTCAAGGCTTTCATTCTGGCCGTAGACGCAGCCAACAACACCAACTTCAACGACCGCATCGAGAAAGGCTTCAAAGAGCAGGAACTGGTCGGCAAGATCCTCGGCGTGCTGTTCGGCTACGAGGAGTACGAGGCCAACGACGGCAACGTCAAGGAGCGCCTCTACCTTGCGAAGTTCCTCAACACCGAGCAGGTCCGTGCCGGTGACTTCAAGATCCCGGAGGTCAAGAAGCTCAAAAGCGAAGCATCCGCACCGTCCTCTCCGGTGCCGGGCTTCACGCCGCTGGAAGAAGATCTTCCCTTCTAAGCCATGAGCGTACTTATTGAGGACAGTCGCCAGCAACGAGACAAGCACGAGGAGAAGCACGCCGTCTGGCAGCAGATGGGCGTGCGGCTCCGCCGGTGCAAGATACCCTACGGCGACTACTGTCTGCCGCCAAAGGTATCAGTCGACACCAAGGCCGACATGGCGGAAATCGCGCAGAACATAGGAGCCGAGCACAAACGCTTCGTGGATGAGTGCAAAAAGGCCAAAGAGGATGGCTGCCAGCTCTACGTGCTGATCGAGAACACCGAAGGCATCCGCGACCTGGATGACGTTCCGCGCTGGGTCAACCCACGGACGGAGCTCAGCCCGAACTGCATCCAGGGCCCGCGCCTTGCCAAAGCGATGCGCACCATCCAGGAGCGCTACGGCTGCGTGTTCATGTTCTGCAGACCCGAAGAGGCGGCGGACATAATAGTGGACCTGTTGAGGTGAAGAAGTGGCAAAAGAAAGTTTTATATTACACACGGATGTTTGGCCCGCATTGAAGCAGCTGAACATAGAGCAGCGGGGCTTACTCTTCACGGCTCTGATGTGCTACCAGACCGGAGAGCCACAGCCGCAGCTCGACATACAGACCCAGATGGCCTTCATGTTCATGGCTTCGCAGATGGACCGCGACAACCAAAAGTATGACCAAGTATCAGCAAAACGAAGAAATGCAGCAAACGCCAGGTGGTCAAAACAAAAGATGCAAAAGCATAATTTGCACTATGATACTGAGACTGATACTGATAGTGATACTGTAACTGATACTGATACTGATACTGAGACTGATACTGATAATGAGGGCCCGATCGGCCCGGACGGTCTCTCTCTCAAGGTCAGGCAGGCTTTGGATCAGGAGTTCGGCAGGGAGCGCGTCACGGAGCTCATAGACGAGGTCAACCTCTGGGCGATCAATAACGGCAAAGACGTGCCGGATCTGGCCGCGATGGTGCGGACCTTTGCGAAGAACCAGAAGCGCTGGGGCGGCGGAAGAAAGCCGGCCAAGATGGAAATGACCCTGGACGAGATCTTCAAGGGCATCGACTAAGGAGGAGGAAATGACACAGCAAGGAGCGAAAGACCTATACGACTGGCTGAGTGTAGCTTGGCCGCTCGTTATAAAGCCGGGCGCGCAGGACGAGTGGAAGCGCAACAAGATCCGCGAGCTCTATACGACCTACAAGGACTACAGCGACGGAGACACGCTCGAGGCTTTCAGGAAGTGGACCGAGGAGAACGAGAAGTTCCCGACCACCAAGAACATCATCAACGAGCTCAAGTGGCTGCAGGTCCGGAAGCGCGGCCCGGTGGGAGATCCGGAGAAGCGCTACCAGATGGAGCGGATATACGACGATGGCAACGAGTACGTGGTCAGCTACGGCGGAAAAATCAACTTCACCTGGGAGGAGTTCATCAACCTGCCGTGCAACCCGGAGCACCTCGACCCGGACGAGTGGGACAAGCGCTTCAGAGCGCGCCGCAAGCTGGTCCTGGGGAGACTTTACGGAGGCGCGTCATGACGGTGTGGGTGGCATACGCGGGGCCGGAGTACACGCCGATCGCGGTGGCCGACTCCATAGCAGAGCTCGCGGCCATGACCGGAGCAAACCGGCTGTTCATCAGCTCGTCAGCAAGCAAGCTGAGAAACGGACAGCAGAAGAACGGAAAGTTCGCAAGAGTGGAGATAGACGACGAGGAGGAAGAATGAGCGCAAAAGAAATGCACGAAAAAATTGAGAGCCTAAAGGAGCAGGTGCTTCTCAACGGCTTTAGAAAGACCGCCGAAGTGGAAGAGTTTTTCGAGGAATACTGGATGCAGATACTGGATATATTGGACGATGCTTTATATGCACATCTGCAAGGAAAATTATAGACAAACAACTGCGGAGCAAAGATGGACGGAGGAGAGAATGTATGATAGCGATTAAAGGAATGGAGATGCCGGATAGCTGCGCCGAGTGCCTGTTCAGCTTCTACGATGAGCGAATAAGCGATGAGGAAGAAAGATGGGTGTGTGAAATAAGCCCGACCAAAAGGTTCTTCGACCCCGAAATCAAAAGGCAAGACTGGTGTCCGCTCGTTGAGATCGGAAACGTACACGAAAACCCCGAAGACGGGTACAAGGAGGAATAATGGCTGATAGATGGTTGTATGACCCGAACTTCTGTGAGGGTCGCCTATGCGTGGGCGACTGCGACAACTGCGAGGTTGCGGACGAGATATTCAAGGCAGAGGAAATCGAGGAACTGCGAAAGGAGCAAAACAGGGAATGACAAGGAACGAAGCGAGGGGCATCCTGATAAGGATGCAGAGCGAAATCGAGAACCCTTACTCGACAGAAGCACAGGCACTTGGCATAGCGATAGAAAAGCTGATGCGTGACTACGAAACGGACTACTGGGAAAGCCAGTGGAAGATAGACGAGTACGAAGGACTGCTTGCTTCTGCGGAAACCGAAAAGACCGCCCGAAGGGAAATTGAAAAGCTCTACGAAAATCTCTACACGGAAATGTACGCAGAATACTGTGACTTTCAGAGAACACATCAAGGGACGATGGACGCTTTCGCTGAAGGTTCTCGCAACGTGAAGCACCCGACCATACTGCCCCTACCCGAAGAGGGGAAAGAGTATGTTGTCCCCTCCAAGAAAGAACGAGCGGCGGATGCGCTGATTAGGTATTGCGAGAACAAGGAGTGGTGCGACAACTGTCCGTTCAGTAACGCCCTGTTCTGTCGGCTTGCGGAGGTGACAAAAGAGGGAACGCCAAACGAGTGGGACGAAGGCACTTGCAAGGTCGAAAATCGCCCCGTAGACGAGCGAAACCCAGAGGACAGCATCCGGGAGGACAATGTATGACGAACCCATGCGAAGAGTGCCGGAAGGCACGCGAGGACCGCTGCCCGGGGACGTGCTTCCCTCGCAAGGACTACGAGAAGTGGCTGGCCCGACATCAGCCCTGCTACAAGTGCAGGGACCGGCAGCCCGGATGCCACGGACGCTGCGAGAAGTACGCGGCCTGGAGAATGGCCTGGCTCGACCTCAAGAGCAAGAAGGCCGAAGCACCGGAGGACGTGACGCTCTACTTCGTGGAACGCAGCCACAAGATGGAAAAAGCAATTCAGCACAAGGAGAAAAGACCATGAGGGCAAGTAAAACACAACACGGAGAAGGAAAGACACGCTTATATTCATCATGGAGATCTATGAAGCAGAGGTGCCAAAACCCTCGAGCGCATGCTTTTGAGGAGTACGGAGGTCGCGGCATAAAGGTTTGCGACGAGTGGTCTGACAGCTTCTACGCGTTTAAAGAGTGGGCTCTGTCTAACGGGTATCATGAAGGACTTAGCATTGACCGCATAGACAACGACAAGGGCTATGAGCCGTCAAACTGCAGATGGGCTACACGTTCCGAGCAGCAGCGCAACCGTCGCAATAACCGAATGGTCACTTTTAACAACGAAACTAAAACAATGAGCGAGTGGGCTGCGTGCCTCGGTATAGAGCGGAACGTTTTATGGAACCGGCTTTATAGATATGGGTGGCCCATTGAGCGAGCATTGACAGAACCAGTAAGGAGGATAATACATTGACACTCTACGAAATACGCAACGAGATCATCGACGCGCTGGATGCAGCAGTCGACCCGGAGACCGGCGAGATCATAGCCAGCGACGCCTTCGAGAACCTGGACGCGCTGCAGATGGCTTTCGAGGAAAAGGCAGAGAACACGGCCTGCTACATCAAGAACCTGGACGCGGAGGCCAAAGCGATCCGCGAGGAAGAGAAGGCACTGGCCGCACGCCGGCGTAGCTTGGAGAACAGGGCCGAGCGCTGCAAGTCCTACCTGCAGTTCTGCCTCAACGGCGAGAAGTTCAGCACGCCGAGGTGCGCCGTCAGCTTCAGACACAATAAGTCCGTGGTCGTGGACGAAAATCGCCTGTTTGACATACCCGACCAGTATCTCCGATACAAAGAGCCAGAGGTCGACAAAAAGGCCGTCAGCGAGGCGCTCAAGGCCGGACAGGACGTTCCAGGGTGCTCACTCGTGGAAAGCGTAAGCATGATTATCAAGTAAGGAGCCAACATGACAGCCCGGGAATACCTATTGCAACTCAAACGGCTGAACAAGAACATCCGCATCCTACACGAAGAGATAGAGCGCAGGCGCGCCAAACTGGAGTCGACCTCGGTGCCGCTTCGCATGGACCGCGTCCAGAGCTCCGGCAAGGGCGACTCACTGGCCGACGGCATCGCGATCCTCGCAGACAAGTCCATCCAGTACGACGAGCTGCTCTACATCTACGAGCATCTGCGCGAAGAGATAGTCCGGAAGATACTCGGCCTCAGCAGCCCGGTGCACTCCGACATCCTATACAAGCGCTACGTGGAGGAGAAGGCATGGCCGAAGATCGCAGGCGAGATGTACTTCTCGGAGGCATACATCTACAAGCTACACGTCCGGGCTCTAATAGATTTTGCAGAGACCTGGCAGGTGGATAGCATAGTATAGTTTTCGATGTGGTACTATGATAACGGGTTTAATGCACATCCCATACAACAGGAACCACGCGAAACAATTCTCCTGTAGATCAACTAATCAAGAAGGCAGACCTTAGGCGCGCACCGGGTCTGTTTTCTTTTGGAGCATACATGCAGCCTTGGGCCGAGTCATTCTACAAATCCAAACAGTGGCAGCGCGTACGGGACGCAGCCTGGAAGCGTGACGCAGGCTTGTGTGTTGACTGCTTCCGTGCCGGCAAGATAACTCCGGCCGAGGAAGTACATCACATCATCGAGCTCACACCTCTCAACATAAGACAGCCAAGCATCTCTCTTGGCATGGACAACCTCGTCAGCTTGTGCCGTGAATGCCATAAAAAGCGGCACGGCGCTCACGGGGGCAGACGTTACGTGATAGACGCGACGGGGCACGTCGAGCTGCGCGATTTATAGGCCCCCCTGGTGTTTGGGCGTGTAGCCCCTATAGGAGAC